AAGAAGGAGACCGTAACAATGGCTAAATTAACAACTGGTATCGTAAGACTTTCCTATGCAAACATCGCTCAACCTCGTAAAAACGACGACGGCAAAGCAAAATATAGCTCTCAAATCATTATCGATAAAACAGATAAGAAAACAATCAAAGCATTTGAACGTGCGATTGAAGAACTTAAAGCGGATCCAAAAGCAGTAGCTAAGGTAGAAGGTAAAGCAGCATATCTTAAATTGAACTTACGCGATGGTGATACAGATGAAGCAGTAGCTGACCAACCGGAAACATACGCTGGTAAATTCTTCATTAATGCGAACAGCGATAAACAACCTATCGTATTCACTCGTGACAAAATCAAGATGGACCAATTCGACATCGAAGAAGAAATCTACTCCGGTGTATACGCGCAGGTCGCATTATCCGTATTCGCTTATAACTTCAATGGTAAAAAAGGTGTAGGTTTTGGTCTAAATGGTGTTCGTAAAGTTAAAGATGGTGACCGCCTAGGTGGGGTTCATGTATCTGCTAGCGACTTTGGTGACGATGATTTAGGCGACCTAGACGATGACGATTTAATCTAAGGAGGCATATATGGAGCTCAGTATTGATGTGGAAACGTATTCTGACTGCCCTATTAAATATGGGGCCCAGCGATACGTTGATGATACAACATTTGAAATACTGCTCTTTGCCTACAGCTTCGATGACGAACCGGTCAAAGTAATTGATATGACAAAGGATCCACTGCCCGAAAGGGTGGTGGACGCTTTGTATAACAAGGAAATTACAAAGACCGCATTCAACGCAGCATTCGAAATGCTTTGTCTAAAAAAGTACTACCCTGATGCGGATTACACGAACTGGGAATGTACCTCTGTACTAGCGTTATACTGCAGTTTACCTGCAAGCCTCGATAATGTGTCTAAGGCTTTACGATTAGGTGAAGCCAAAGATGCAAGAGGTAAACGCTTAATTCAATTTTTCTCTGTACCACGTAAGCCTACTAAGACAAATCCTAAGACACGCAATATGCCTGAGGATGCGCCGGAGAAATGGGCGGAATATATTGAGTACAACCGCCAAGACGTAGTAGTAGAGAAGGCAATTCGTAAACGCTTACTTTCGCTAAAACCACCTGCTATCGAGCACGAGTACTGGCTACTAGACCAAGATATCAACTGGCGAGGCGTGAAAGTAGATATGGAACTCGTCGATGCAGCGCTTGCTTGTAACGACGAAATCGTGGAAGAAGCTACCGAGTCATCCAAGATATTAACAGGATTAGAAAATCCGAACAGTACCATGCAACTTAAAGAGTGGTTAACTGCAAGACTAGGATATGATCTAGAGACTATGCGAAAAGACGATGTATCAAACCTCTTGGCACAGGATATCCCCTCCGATGTACGCAAGGTACTGCAAAATAGACAGGTACTCGGTAATTCCTCCATCAAAAAATACTTGGCTATGAAGAACGCTGTGTGTTCCGATGGTCGTATCCACGGCATGCTTCAGTTTTACGGAGCTATGAGAAGCGGACGATGGGCGGGTCGTGTAGTACAACTACAGAACCTACCTCGTAACTACCTAGAAGATTTAGACACAGCTCGGGAAGTTCTAAAAAGTAGAGACGTAGAAATGCTAGACCTACTCTACGGAAACCCTGGTGATGTGATTAAGCAACTTATCCGTACTGCTCTTGTAGCAGAAGATGGGCACCGATTTATTGTAGCCGACTTCAGTGCTATTGAAGCCCGTGTTATCGCTTGGCTAGCTCACGAGAAATGGCGCCAGGATGTATTCGCCCAAGGTGGCGACATCTACTGTGCATCCGCATCCAGTATGTTCCACGTACCGGTCGAGAAGCACGGCGTCAATGGGCATCTTCGCCAAAAAGGTAAGGTAGCAGAACTGGCGCTCGGTTATGGTGGCGGTGTAGGAGCCATGAAAGCGATGGACTCAAAAGGTGAAATTCCTGAGAAGGAGCTACCTGGTATCATCGAAGCTTGGCGACAAGCTAGCCCACGAATTACGAAATTTTGGAAAGATGCAGACAGCGCAGCAAAGCAAGTAGTGAGAACAGGAGAACCCGTACGAATTAGACAAGGCAATATTAAATTCTTTAAATCGAAAGGCTTCCTGTTCATTGAATTACCGTCCGGTCGTAGACTTGCCTATGCAAGACCTAGACTAGGGCTTAACCGATTCGGCAGTGAATCGATTGAGTACGACGGCATGGATCAGGTTAAGAATACATGGGGCAGAGTTGAAACCTACGGCGGAAAGCTAGTCGAAAACATCGTGCAAGCTGTAGCAAGAGATTGCTTAGCCGCATCAATGCTACGGCTTTCTAAAGCAGGGTACAAAATTGTAGCCCATATCCACGACGAAGTGGTTATCGAAGCGCCTATAGGCGAAGGCAGTTTAGAAGAAGTAATAGATATAATGTGCGAACCGGAGCCCTGGAATGAGGGCCTCATATTAAACGCAGCAGGGTTTGAGAACCCATACTACATGAAGGATTAGGAGGACAATTCTTATGAAACTCTCAAAACAACAAATTCAACAACAACGCGAAGCAATCGACGGCTTATACGAACTCGTAAAAGAGGCACCAGCTAGTGAACGTAAAGATACAGCTATGGCATATTGCGAAGGATGTATTGCTGCTTGCGACCTCGCGCTTAAGATATTAAATGGTAAGAAAGTAGAAGTTCCTAAGGTGGAAGAACCTGCAGAAACTCCAGCAGTAGAAGAGAAACCTAAGCGTAAACGTAAGAAGAAAGAAGAACCTGTAGTAGAAGCTCCAGTAGTTGAGGAAACTCCTGAAGAAGATGATTTAGACGATTTGTTATAAGAGAAAGGATATCGCCTCATGAAGGTCTTATTCAATCTACAAGTACAAAGGCTGTACGACCTAGTGCGGCGCAATCAAGTATCACCCTTTAACCCTGCAAGTTATTACCATGTACCTTGCGAACACTCCTTCGCTAATCTTTGGCCAATGGAATCTAATGGGTTCGGGATAGTGCCTTGCCGGGAATCAGATGAGTTCTATTGTCCAAAATGCGGTGAGCGGATCAACGCTAAAGGGTTTACTGCGGAAGTTGGATATAGCGCCACTGTTCCTTTATCCATGGACCTATCGATTATAGATAGGGGCGATAAACTGGACGTGCAATTTGAGTACGACACGGTATACGCCGACGGAGATAATGGGATGATTTACAAAGGCTATAAATCTCATGTCATTGATGTAATACGGTTTGATTTCAAACAAAGAAAAACCTTTACCATACTCAAGAAACGCTCACGCAGTGACGTTGTCGAAGAAGCGACAGTTACCCCGTCGGGCTTTAGCAATTCTCTTTTATCGTTAGCTTGGTTCGTAGCCACCCCTGACTGCAGACTACATAACTACCGGGATGAGTTGAAATGTTTCGCTAAGGTGTTAAAAGAAGTGTTCTTCAAAAAGCTTTCAAAGGTCGTAGGGTATAAAGTCAAACGTATTAGACAAGGCGTACAAGTGTCTAGCAATTACGGAGCCTTTGATAACCTACTCCATAACTTAGTATGGAAATTACAAGCTCCGGATGCACCAGCTATCAATGATAGTCTTAAACGAGACTATGATGACTTCTATAATCGGAAATTCCCCAATGAGACACTTGGAATGGGTAATGTATTAGAGTTAACGATAAAAGGTGATTCCTTTGTAAAGGCCTTAATCAAGGCTCACAACTTACCTGATACCCGATGGGTTCGTCGGTTATTACACGATAGGCCTTTCTTCTATGCGAAGATCATCAAAGTTATGGCTACGTTATTTAAGAACAAGGACTATCAAAAAGCTATGGTCGATGTCGTCAAGGATAACGCTGATAATACAAGTTATATTCAGTCTTGGCCATTATGGCGTGATGACCGCGATTTATCGGTAATTCGTAAATTTGTTAATATCCTTAGCCATCAATACGGTGAGCGCCAGGCGTTCTTATTCATTAGAAATGCGACTTCCTATCACGATATCAGAGATACAGCTAGTATGTATTTTGAGTTATCGAGAAGTCGCCGTAAAGAGGTATGGGGTAGTCGCATCCAGGTGCGTAACCTACATGACACCATCACGAGAATGCAAAAATTTGACAAAGTAGAAGACGAAATCGTGCAGCAACGTAAAGCACATCGCGCTTTAGCTGATATGGTTAATGGTTACCGCTTCATGGCAATCGGTTCTACTCACGGCATCATTGATATGGGTATTCAGCTTAATAACTGTGTAAGCTCCTATATCAAAAAAGTAAAAGCCGAAACGTGTGCTATCGTAGGTGTCTATAAATGTAACGAGCCGGTAGCGTGTATCGAAGTCAACCCTGTTAATGATGCGGACGACTTCGTAGAAATACACCAGGCTAAACTTAAAAACAATCGTGGCGTATATGAAGACCACGATATTAACGGAGCTGTAACGCAGTGGGTAACTTCTCACGGCTTATGCGTTCCAGCGTATGTACGAGATATCCAGTTTGCGAAGGGAGGAGCGATGTAATATGGATACAAATATCATCATAGCTACGGGCAGAAGTCGCTCCGCCCGTAGCTGGAAGTCTCAGAAAATGACTTGGAGTGCTTTGGCCAATAAATTGGCTGAGCCTACTGTAACGAATGAAACGGCTGCTGAATATGCCAAGATGTCTAAAGCTGATCAAGGCCAAAAGAAAGACGTCGGCGGTTTTGTAGGTGGTTATATTCCTAAAAATGGTAGACGGGTTAGAGGGGCTGTCAAAGAGCGATACTTGATTACTCTTGATGCGGATAACCCTGGCGAAGATTTCATCGTAGACCTAGATATGGAATTAGGCGGTATGGAGTACGTACTTTATAGTACGCATAGCCACACAGCTGACAATCCGCGCTACCGTGTAATTATCCCAGTCGATAGACCGATGACACCGGATGAGTATCAAGCAGTCTCGAGACGGATTGCGGATAATATCGGTATTGAATTCTTCGACCCGTCAACACACCAGGCTGAACGTCTTATGTATTGGCCAAGCCATCCTAAAGACGTCGAGTATGTATACCAACATAGCGAAGGCTCACTTGTTTCAGTAGATACCTATTTGAGTACTTACAGAGACTGGCGTGATACGAGCCTTTGGCCAACATCGGAGAAGGAATCACAAATTCGCCTTGATGCGGCCAAGAAGCAAGGTAACCCTTTAGAGAAAAAAGGCCTTATCGGTGCTTTTTGTCGATGCTACAGTATCACGGAAGCTATTCATAAGTTTCTCCCTGAAGTATATGAACCTACAGCAGTCGAAGACCGATACACATATGTATCCGGTAGCTCAGTAGGTGGCTTAGTGATTTACGATAACGACACCTTCGCTTACTCCAACCATGCAACTGACCCAATCAGCGGTAAGCTCGTGAATGCGTTTGACCTGGTCCGGATCCACTTATTCGGAGATAAGGACCCGGCAGATGAGACCAGCGTCACTAAACTACCAAGCTACAAAGACATGATAGACTTTGTCAACGAAGACGGCGCAGCACCCATTCTGCTCGATAAGGAACGCATGGCGGATATGGAGTTCGAGGATATCACGGACGAAGACGAGGACTTTTTATCGAAGCTAAAACGCGATAAAAACGGTACTCCCGAGTCTGACGTGTTCAACTGTTTAGTAGTACTTAAACAGGACCCTTCTTTAAAAGGTAAAATTCGACTTGATGAATTCGCGCACCGGTTAGTCGTGATTGACGACCTTCCGTGGCGCGATAAGGACGAAACTCCTTACTGGACAGATACCGACGATGCGTGCCTACGTAACTACTTCGCTACAAAATACCTTATCAAGGGTAAAGGCATCATTGACGATGCTCTCCAGGAAGTAACGCAAGATAATAAATTCCATCCGGTACGCCAGTACTTAACTGGTTTAACTTGGGATGGTGAATGTAGACTTGATACTCTCTTTATTGATTACATTGGAGCGGAGGATACCGAATACATTCGAGCGGTTACACGTAAATGGATGAGCGGTGCGGTAGCTCGTGTAATGGATCCAGGCGTTAAGTTTGATACGGCGATTGTGTTATACGGTTCTCAAGGTTTAGGTAAGTCCCTTATCTTGGAGCGGTTAGGCCGTAAATGGTTTAATAACTCACTCGTTGATATCAAAACCAAAGATGCCCTAGAACAAATTCAAGGCTCTTGGATAGTCGAACTTGCCGAACTTGCACCGACCTATAAGAACGATAATGAAATTGTTAAAGCCTTTATCAGCCGTACCTCTGACCGGTTCCGTTCTCCTTACGGCAGACGCACCGAAGAGTACCCTCGCCAATGTGTATTCGCCGGTTCTACTAATAATCTTATGTTCCTAAAAGACCGCACCGGTAACCGCCGATTCTGGCCTATCACTGGTGACAAGGACCGGAAGACAAAGAACTCCTGGGACTTGTCAAAAGATGAGATTGACCAATTATGGGCAGAAGCGTTCGTATATTGGTCTGAAGGTGAGCCATTAGTTCTTGAAGGAGCACTTGAAGAAGAAGCCCTTAGAATTCAATTATCCCATACTGAAGGCGGTGAACTCGTAGGTCTTATTGAAGAGTACCTCGACATGCTACTTCCTGAAGACTGGGAAACAATGGATATCTACGACAGACGAGATTATGTCGCTAATTATGGCGATGACGATCATTGCGGTTCAGTGCAGCGGGAGCGAGTGTGTGCCCTTGAGATATGGTGTGAAGTGCTTGGCGGGGACAGGAAGAACCTGCAGAACGCAAAAGCAAGAGAGATTATTGACATATTACAGTCAACGCCGGGCTGGAACCCTTATACAAAAGGGACGGGCAAGGCACGTTTTGGCAGGCTTTACGGTCCACAGAGAGCGTTTATAAAGGAAGGCACAGACCTCCTATCAATGTATAAACGAAATCATGGTAAGTAGGTGTGTCCAATTATTTGAGGTGTGTCCAATTATTTAATAGGTATGAATGTTCGTAAAAATAAATATTCAAGCCTATACATCGATGAATTTTGATATAGTGTAATAATTGGACACACTAAACACGCTTGGACACACTAATCGGACACGTGCAAAAAGCAGATAACTGCTAGTCTAAATAGTAAAGTGTATCTAGTGTGTCCAATTATTTATATAAAAATAAAAAAATAAATATATGAATAATTGGGTGTATATATATAAGCGTAAAAAACGCAAATACGCGTATATATATATGTTGGAAAAAAATTGGGCACTTTGGACACACCCCCCCCTATAAATCCAGTATTGGTGCGGGTTCATAGGCGTGTCCGAGGGTGTGTCCAATTATTAAATGAGAACGAGGTGAGAACGTGGAAAAAGACATCGAGCGATGGTTAGGGAATCAACTCAAAAAAATGGGGTGTATATATATGAAATTCGTATCACCTGGAAATGATGGTGTACCGGATCGGATTATTGTACTCCCAGGAGGCGGTGTTATATTCGTCGAGTTAAAGGATACGAACGGTAAGCTGATGGCTAATCAACGAGTTCAGATTTCACGATTACGAAAACAAGGCGCTTTAGTGTTCGTCGTAACCGGGATGTCTGATGCCAAGTTATTTGTTGAAGATATGGAAAGGGCGATACATGGACTTTCATCCACACGAGTATCAAAGCATTGCAATACAACGAATCATTGATAATACTCATTATGGCTTGTTACTGGATATGGGGTTAGGTAAAACCATATCTACACTCATTGCGATTGAACGGCTTATGTATGATTACTTTGATATTAAAAAAGTATTACTCATTGCACCTAAGAAGGTAGCAGAGTCTACATGGGCCCAAGAAACGCAAAAATGGAGTGCTACACGGCGTTTAACCGTGGCTAAGGTGTTAGGTTCCGAGAAGGAACGCATACACGCCTTAGAGAGTGAATCTGACATTTATGTGATAAATCGTGAAAACGTGCAATGGTTATATGAGTACTATCATAAGAAAAAATCGTTCCCCTTCGATATGCTAGTTATCGATGAGAGTTCTTCGTTTAAGAACCCACAGGCTAAACGGTTTAAGGCTATTCGTAAACTTCGACCCTTGTTTAAGCGTATCGTCATTTTAACAGGTACACCGGCACCAAATACGTTGCTTGATATTTGGGCGCAAATGTATCTTTTAGATGGCGGTGAACGATTAGGGAAGACGATTACTGAATACCGTACCCGATACTTTACACCGGACAAAACAAACGGGCACGTCGTGTATAGCTACAGACTACTGCCTGGCGGCGATAAGGCGATATTCAGTAAGATGCAAGATATCTGTATGAGCTTAAAAGCGAAAGATTATCTTACACTACCTGAACGTATCGAGAATGTCATAACCGTTGAGATGAACCCGAAAGAATGGGAACTTTATAAACAGATGGAACGGGAGCACGTGCTTAGCTTAGTCGATGATGACGACGTGAGCGCACTTAATGCCGCAGCACTTGCCGGTAAATTGTTACAACTAGCGAATGGATCCATTTATAACGACGATGGTGAAATCGTAGTCGTCCATAACGAGAAGATTGAACGCTTGAAAGAATTGGTAGAAACGAATGAAGGAAAACCGATGTTGGTGTTCTACAACTTCAAGCACGACCTTCAGTCAATCAAAGAAGCGTTCCCTAAAGCCGTTGAGCTAAAGACCGATGATGATGTAGCGGAGTGGAATAAAGGTAACATTCAAATGTTACTGGCACATCCCGCATCAGCAGGGTACGGCTTAAACCTTCAAGCCGGTGGCAATATCATCGTATGGTATGGTCTAACGTGGAGCCTTGAGCAGTATCAACAAGCGAATGCACGACTTCATAGACAGGGTCAAACACAACCCGTGATTATCCACCACCTAGTCACCAAAGGCACAATGGACGAGCAAGTCATGAAAGCATTAGAACGCAAAGAAGCAGGGCAAGACGCCCTCTTAGAAGCTATTAAATATCGTAAGGAATTGTATAAGGAGTAGAACTATGCAAAAGAAATGTAGACGATGCGGAGACACATTTACAGTAAGAACTCACGAGGACTATTGTCCTGAGTGTGAGAAAGTTATGACACCTCCTGGTGCAGGCGTGAGTAAAGAGTTAACCTGTGAGGGATGTGGCACAACCTTCATTCACAAGAAAGAAAAAGCGCAAGGTCGTTGGCCTAAATATTGTCCGGAGTGTCTACCTAAGTATTCGAAGGTACCTAAGAAGAAAGATGTGCAGACTATCGCTGAAAAGGTAGTGCAAACTATCGAGGAGCAGGAAGTTAAGACCATTGAATTGCCTAAGAAAGAAGATGTTATCAACCATCCATCACACTACACACGCGGTAAGATTGAAGTTATCGATTTTATCGAGGATCAACAACTTCCATATCATCTAGGTAATGTTATCAAGTACATCGCAAGAGCGGGGCACAAGGGCGACAAACTCGAAGACCTAAAAAAAGCGCGGTGGTACTTAGACCGATACATCAATGAGGTAATGCCGCATGAGTGACTATAAAGAAAAGGCCTCTGCGTATTTACAAGATATCAAGATGATTGCTATACGTATTCAATCGCTACGGCAAGATATTCGCAAACTGCAGTATGATATCATCACCTTATCGGCGATTGATTATTCCAAAGACCGAGTATCGGGAGGTGGTACTCCGGTAGGGCTTGAAGGCGATGTGGCTAAACTTGTTGATACAGTAGATACCAAAAAACGAGAGATAGCAAAGCTTATTGCTAAAAGGGAAGAAGCAAGGGCTTTAATTGAAAAGATAGAATGTATACCAGGGCGTATTATATTAGCGCAAGAGTACATTAACGGGGCATTCCCTAAGAAAGTGCAAGCGATGATATATTACGAAAAAAGTAGTTACTTCAATTTAAAAAATAAAGCATTGAACGAATTAGGGGAACTCCTTTCATAGTGGAGTACTTTGGAGTGTTTTGGAGTATTTTGGACTTAAATGAACCGACTTGACATAGTATAATGTAGTTGTGAAAGGTGTCATTAGTCATCTAACACGAATCCTCTCTTATACACAACTCGGCAAAAAGCACGGTGATGACGACCGTGCTTTTTGTTGTATGTAGCATTGTAAATACAGGGGCCCGTATTTATGGTGTAGGCGATCGCGTAAGCTAAGGAGAGGGAATATGTAAAAATGAAATTTACCGCACAATGAAACCAGGGCGAGCCGAATTTGTCCACAGAATAATACTAAGCTTATACATTATGAGCTTGCCCTGTATCGTTGTACGCTGACATCTGATGACTAGAACTAGTAGTCCTCCAATAACTATATAGCCTAACAACAACCAACTAGTCATCGGATTTGAGCGTACAAAGTATTAAGGTGAAAAGGTATGAGCACAGAAGTCAAATGCATTAAACGTAAATGCCTGAATAATAAGAACGGCGTTTGCACAGCAAAACTAATTGAATACGACGGCCTGTGTCAAACGTATATCACACACGACCACGCACATAAAAGTAATTGTGGATTATGCACTCGTTCGCACGGCCGATTTAAGAGAAACAGCCGTGATGTATTAAGATAGCCAGGAGGTGATATAGTGGCTGCATTAGCAAATAAACGACATGAAAAATTTTGTCATGAGTACATCAAAGATATGAACGCAACGCAAGCTGCTATTCGAACTGGTTACTCTAAGAATACAGCTAACAGAATAGGCAGTCGCTTGTTGTCAAATGTTGATATTAAAGCAAGGGTCGCTGAATTAAGGGAAGCCTACTTCAATGAGAACATCATGACGGCTCAGCAGGTCGAGTATGAGTTAACAAGAATTGCCCTGGGGCTCTCAAACGAAAAGCACGTTGTTATCGAGGGCACAGGGGAAGGGTGTTCCGAAGCTCGAATTATCGATAAACCACCTGACGAGAAGTCAAGACTGAAAGCGCTGGAGCTAATGGCTAAACGCCATAGAATACTCAGCGGTGATACGACTATCGATATTAAGCCTGTACTCATCGTAGGTGGTGACGATATTGCAGACTAACAGAGTGTACTTGCCTGATATCGTAGGCAAGGGATACGGTGCTTTTTGGCGATTCAAAGGCCGTTATAAAGTAGTCAAGGGCAGTCGTGCCAGTAAGAAGTCCTCTACGCAGTCTCTAAAAGTCATTATGGAGATAATGGAGAACCCGTGCATAAACTGGTTAGTCGTTCGTAAGACAGAACGGACTTTGCGTGACAGTTGTTTCGCGCAACTCAAATGGGCTATGCGCCAGTTGAAGGTGGAGCGGTACTTCAAATGTTCCGTATCACCACTTGAGATAACGTATATTCCAACAGGACAGAAGATTCTATTTCGTGGTCTCGATGATCCTTTAAAGGTAACGTCCATTACTGTTGAAGTCGGCGCGTTGTGTAGGCTTTGGATTGAAGAAGCTTACGAGATTATGAGTGAAGACGCCTTCAACAGACTGGACGAATCTATTCGTGGTCAGTTACCCGATGGCATGTATCACCAGGTAGTGCTTACGTTTAACCCGTGGTCTGATAGGCACTGGTTAAAGAAACGCTTTTTTGATGAATCCAGCGAAAACGTATTGGCCATGACTACGAATTACCTGTGTAACGAGTTCCTGAGTGAATCGGACTTAGTACTGTTCGAAGAAATGAAGAAGAACCCTAAGCGGTATCAGGTAGCGGGGCTCGGTAACTGGGGCGTTGTTGAAGGCCTGGTTTACGAAAACTGGAAAGAACAAGAATTTAATGTCGATGTAATTAGAGGTCAAACCGGTATCAAGTCCGCGTTTGGCCTTGATTTTGGTTATACAGTAGACCCTACAGCGCTAGTGTGCATGCTAGTTGATATGGAGAATAAGAAAATCTACATATTCGATGAGCTGTACGAAACAGGGCTTACGAATCAACAATTAGCATCTCGCATCATTGATATGGGCTACGCAAAAGAAAAGATAAGGGCCGATAGTGCCGAGCCTAAATCCATTGAGGAATTGTACCAGGCGGGGTTAAAAGGAATAACCAGGGCACGCAAGGGTAAAGACAGCATATTAAACGGTATTCAGCGAATACAAGATTACGAATTAATCGTTCATCCAAGATGCGTTAATGTGCTGCGTGAATTATCCACGTACCAATGGGCGAAGGATCGCTTTGAAAAATACACCGGGAAACCGGAAGACGAAAACAACCATGCTATGGATGCTATGCGGTATGGTTTGGAAGATATTAATGTAGAAAGGTGGTCGTTTGATTGATATTATCTCAGCTGTGGGACCGCATCATAAAAGGTTCAGCGACTATGTCGGAACGCGAGTTCCTACAAGCACAACTGCGTAATTTTCTAGGTAGCGAACAGCGGAAAACGATGTGTACTGCTATCGATTATTATGACGGTAAACATGACATTTTGAATAAGCAACGATACGTTGTAGGTGAAGGCAATATCCGAATAGCCTTGCAAGGCGTTCCTAATAATCAGATTGTGGATAACCGATTTGATGATTTAGTAGACCAAAAGGTTAACTACTTATTGTCTAAGCCGTTGGATATTAACGCAGATGATGACGAGCTCGATAAGATGTTTGGTATTCAGTTCCAGCGTTTGTTGAAGTCTGTCGGTAAGTTCGCAACGATGGCAGGTAAGGCGTATATTCACCCTTACATCGGCATCGATGGTACACTTAAGTTTAAAATGATGAAACCGCATCAGGTTTTACCATTTTGGGCAGATGAGGAACACACACAACTAGATGCGTTCCTTTACTTGTACGATATTGAGTACTACACGGGGCTAGAAACTAAGACTATTCATAAAGTCGAATACTACACACCGAATGGTATTCAATATTACATATGGGAAACGGAACGTTTACTTCCTGATCCGGATAAAGAAAACACTGCCAATTTTGCGATTGCCGATAAACCGTATAACTGGGAACGTATTCCTCTTATCATGTTCCGTGCGAATGAATTCGAGCAACCGCTTATCGTTAAGGTCAAATCCTTACAAGATGCACTTAACCGATTACTATCTAACTTCCAAGATAACATGGAAGAAGATATCCGCAGCACTATTTTGATTTTGCAGAACTATGACGGCGAAAATCTCGCTGAGTTCCGTCAAAATCTTGCATCGTATGGCGCGATTAAGGTTCGTACGGTTGATGGTGTCAATGGTGACGTGAAAGCCTTAAAAATAGAGGTGAATAGCGATAATTACCAATTACTGATTAACATTCTGCGTAAAGCTATTATCGAGAACGGCCGAGGCTTTGATGCTAAGGATGATCGTATGGCCAACAATCCAAATCAGATGAACATTATGTCGATGTACTCTGATATTGATTTAGACGCTAATGAAATGGAGCTCGAATTCAAGTCTAGCTTACACGATTTGATGTGGTTCGTTAACACGTATCGTGGTTTAACTAATCAAGAGACCGTCGAAGAAGTGGACTTCATATTTAATCGTGACCTACCTATCAATGAAGGCGATACGATTAATAACTGTAAAAACTCCGTGGGTATCATATCCAATGAAACCATCATTGCAAATCATCCGTGGACAACAGATGCAGCGGAAGAACTTGCAAAAGTAAAAAAGGAACAGTCCGAAGTAACAGCAGATTTTGTTGTACCGAACGGCGGTGAGGCAGATGGCGAATGATTACTGGGAGAAACGGTATGAGCGGTTACTAGATGAATCGTTTCAAAAAGCTAGTTTGACCGATGATGAAATCAAATCTAACTACGCCAGGGCGTTACGCAGGATTGAAAAGGCTATCAATGATTGGTATCGCCGGTTCGCCACAGAAAACGGACTTCAACTAGCCGAAGCAAGGAAACTTCTGAACGCCTACGAGATGAAAGCCTTTAAAATGGATTTAGCTGAATTCAAGGCAGAGGCTAAGAAACTCGGCGTATCTGAAGAACACCAACAAATGCTATCGAACGCATCCATTCGTGAGCGGTTAAGCCGTGAACAGATGCTGTATATCAACGTGGTTCACGAGCTCGAAATACTGGCTCAAAAGCAGAGTATTTCACTTAACGACTTATTGAAAGATGTATATCAGTCCTCCGCGTATAAGTCCGCATATACAGTGCAGACGCAACGCGGAGAGTACGCACCTATTAATACGATTGATAGCAAGCGTGTTGATAGCGTGGTTCACAGCCAATGGGCGAGTGATGGCAAGGACTTCAGTAGTAGGATTTGGGGAGATACAAGTAAGTTAGTCGCTAATTTACAGAATGATTTCACTCAAGCCCTCATTATTGGGCAAGGGGCGGACACGATGGCAGATAATCTGCATAAGCGGATGAAGACATCATACAGTAACGCTAAGCGATTAATCGAAACAGAGACGGCACGAGTTCACGAGCAAGGGTTTCTTGATAGTATGAAAGGCCTAGATGTCGAGGAGCTGGAAATACTGGCTACACTAGATAGTCATACTTCCTCCATCTGCAGACACATGGATCGTAAACGAGTCAGAGTCGTAGATGCTAAACCAGGCGTTACCGTTCCGCCGTTTCATTGCTATTGCCGGTCAACTACAATTCCATATATCCCTGGACTCGAAGGCACTCGAACAGGTAGAAACCAGAACGATAAGAGTACTGATTTTGACGGGGCGATTACCTACGAGGAATGGGAAAAAGAATATATCAATTAGCAGCGGAAACGCTGCTTTTTTATTGCCATTTTAGTATTGTTGGGCGATAACTAACAAGACCGTAGCCGTGAGGTGTGGCTCACGAAAATAAAGCGAAATGGGTATTTTTTAAGGAGGTCACTATGACTAAGGAAGAATTGTTAGCACTAGGATTAACTGAGGAACAGACTGCTAAGGTCGTTGAAGACTATGGCAAGAATTATGTGTCTAAGGATCAATTCAATGCTAAGAATGAGGAACTCAAATCCGTGAAAGGAGAACTCACGACTCTTAACAGTGAGATTGATAACCTCAAAAAATCTAATGCAGATAATGCGGAGCTTGCGAAACAAATTGAAACGATGAAAGCTGATGCAGAAACTCGTAAAGCTGAATACGAGGGTAAAATCGCACAACTTGAAATCGACAATATTGTGAACGTAGCATTATCTAATGCAAAAGCTAAAAACAACGTTGCAGTCCGTGCGCTATTGGATTTATCAGATGCAAAAGTAAAGGACGGCAAAATCAAAGGATTAGATGAACAACTTGCTGAAGTTGCGAAAGCTAATCCTTATTTATTTGGGGAAGCGTCTGCCCCTAAAGGTGTAGCGCCTGGTAACCCTGGCGGTAAAGCACCAAGTGGCGCAGTAACTAAAGAAGACTTCGCTAAAATGACGTATTCTCAACGGGCGGAGTTATTCGCAAACGATGTTGAACTTTACCATTCATTAACAGGAGGAAACGCTAATGAATAAACAATTCTCTTTTAATTTACAAACATTCGCAGCAGGTGTTACGCAAGTTGCTAATGTAGTTAACCCTCAAGTAATGGCGGATATGGTGTCCGCGGGCTTACCAAAAGCTATTAAATTTACTCCTATCGCTAAAATCGATAGAACTTTGGCAGGTGTACCTGGTAACGAAATCACTATCCCAGCATGGGGTTACATTGGTGATGCGGAAGACATTGCAGAAGGCGTAGAAGTATCTGCAACTCAAATGTCCACATCCGTCGCTAAAGCTAAAGTTAAAAAAGCAATGAAACGCGTTGATATCACAGACGAAGCTAAATTGTCCGGCTATGGCGACCCAGTAGGCGAAGCTACTCATCAATTACGTTTATCTTTGGCTTCTAAAATTGACCAAGACGTAGTAACAGCCCTTGGCGGTGCTACTCTTACAGCAACAGACGCTAAAGTTATCTCCTACGAAGGTATCGTTAACGCTGTAGACAAATTGAACGAAGAAGACTACGTTGAAAAATATTTGTTCGTAGCACCTTCTCAAATTACTGCTCTTCGTAAAGACGCTAACTTCATTGATAAAACAAAATACGGCAATGACGTTATGATGACAGGTGAAATCGGTATGATTGCAGGCTGTCGTGTTGTAACATCTCGCCGCATCAATGACACAGGCGCAACTGTTGATAACTTCATCGTTGGTGTAACTGCAGAAGTGGAAGACGGTACACCTGTATTACCTGCAGTAACAATTTACCTTAAACGTGACGTTATGATTGAAGCTGATCGTGTTCCTGAAAAAGGTTTGGACAAAATCGTTGCTAACGAACACTACGTTGTTGCATTGACTAACCAATCCAAAGTTGTAAAAGCTACGTTCAAAAAATAGTAGGTGAATAATATGACCACGAAAGAGACAGTTTTACAAATTCTTGAATCGTGGCTCGGGTATGATGCAATTTCTGATATAAATATCATTGAGTATATGATTGATGCGGAAACACAACATATCCTCAATGATATCAATCAGAAGGAATTACCTAGCGAATTACAGCACGTTCTCGTATATCGCGTAATTGGCAGCTATATCACCACAAACAAAAACAAATTGATTGAAGCTGACGGAGAAATGGCGAGCTCCATTAAAATGGGCGATACTGAAGTCCAATTTAAAGGAACCGACAAGGCATCCCGGCTCCAAGAATTGGCCACCGCTTTGAGTGGATATGGAAGGGGTGACCTAGCATGCTTCCGACGGTTAAGATGGTAGACGCTGCTAGAAAGCAGTTAGAACGATTATACGATTGTACGTGTTATGTTATCTCCGAAGTGGATGCAATGGACCCCGATACTGGAATTATGAGTAAAACTGCCAGTAGAGAGGGTCCTTTTGCTTGTAGAATTAGCTATAAAACTCTCTCTACAGGTCAAAACGCTGAGATTGCAAAATTTAGTACTACCACGGTACTTTTCACCGCTCCGGAGGTAATCATACCTAATGGAGCTCGAATCGAGCTTATAGGGCGAAATACGAAGCAACTTTTTCGCAGTGCTTCGATTTCTGCACGATATGACACACATCAAGAGGTGCAACTCGAAAATTTAGAGGTGCATTGACATGGGTGTTGAATTCGACATGGAAGATTTTGCTGAATTTAATCGAAGCCTGGTCAAAATGAGTCAATCAGGTAACCTTCAGAATTTCAACAAGCAAGTTGTGAAGGAAATGGCTACCGTGTATGTGCGTGAAGCTAAATTGAACACACCTGTAGGCAAACGATCGGTTAAATTCATGCAAAACGGCAAAGTACAAACAAAGTATTTTGATAGCGAGCATACCCGCCAATCGTGGAGTGTTGGTAGATATCAACTGAACGAAAAAACCGGACGGGTTGAGGTGTTTAACACATCCTCTTACGCCTCGTTTCTTAATGATGGGCATCGGCAAGAAGTTGGGAGATTTCTTCCGTGGATAGGTCAATCTAAAGGCGGAGTTATGCAAGGTGGCAGACTGAAAAAGCCTTGGGTAGACGGTGCGTACATGCACGAAAAAGCTGAAAAGGCACTCAGTAAAAACGCTAAACGTATTATGGAAATTACATTAAAGAAATGGATTGAAAAGCATGGTGGATTCTGATGTATTAACAGCTGTATCTAAAGCCGTACATACGGCACTTAACGTGCCAATATACCTAGAATTCAAAGAAAACAATATGACATTCCCGTGCGTATACATTAAGGTGATTGAGCCTAGTATGGGCAGACATGTCGGTGATCTTTACAATACTTCTTTGGATTTAGACATCATGTATTACGCCAATAATCTTGATGTGGTTACTGATACGCGAAAACTCATTGATATTCCTAGCGTGCTGTATCTGTTACTCGAATTTGTACAAGTTGGGGAACGTACAATTATGGGCACTGGCATGAAATATAAGATTTCGGACGGTGTGCTGCACTTCTTCGTGACGTATGAAAACATACTTCGGAGAGTGGCCAAACCTGTCGAGCGGATGAAGCACATGGAATTAACGGAAAGGGTAAAAGATGGCAGATGAAAAAGAAACAGTCGAGGTAACGGCTGAACAACAATTTGATGCTTACGCTATCATTGCATCTGACAAATATAGACGGTATCGTGATTTACTCACTTGCCTTCTTAACGAAGATGAAATGTATACGGAAAGCGACATTGATAAGATTTTAAATCAGGCATTAACAACGCCTGTGAAAGGTTAGTGAAATATGGCATTAGGTGGTGGCACATTCTTATTCCACAATAAAGTATTGCCAGGTACTTATATTAACTTCGTATCCAAAGACCGGGCATATGCAGAAGTATCTGACCGTGGCTTTGGTGCGATGCTGCTCTCCTTTGATTGGGGCCCAAGCGGCGAAGTGTTCCGTGTAGATAACGACACATTCCAAAAGGATTGCCAAAAATACTTTGGTTATGACTACGGCCATGACAAAATGAAGGGCTTACGTGACTTGTTCCGTGGCTTGAAAACTGGTTACTTCTACCGCTTAAACTCTGACGGTGCGCAAGCTACAAGCACAATCGGTAAAGCAAAATATAAAGGTATTCGTGGTAACGATTTGGGTGTATCTGTTCAAGCTGATCCAGATAACACAGGTAAATTTATCGTAACTACTTACCTCACTACAGGTGATGTTCGTAAAGCAGTAGATATTCAAAAGAACTTGAAGAATGCGACAGAACTGCAAGATAACGATTACATCGTATTCACTAAAACTGGCGCATTAACTACTACAGCTTATACTGCACTATCCGGTGGTACTAACGGTACTACAATTACTGTTAAAAACTACCAAGACGGCATTGATATGCTTGAACCTTACTACTTCAATACTTTGGGTTACGCTGGTGCGGACGACACAATTAAGAACTTGCTAATTGCATTTACTAAACGTTGTCGTGAACAAAGTGGCGCTAAATTCCAATTAGTGATTCATGGTAAGACTGGGGTCAACTATGAAGGTGTTATCTCCATCCTTAATGACGTAACCGATGAAGGCGCTGAAAAAGGCTCCTTGGTATATTGGACATTAGGACAAGAAGCATCTTGTAACATCAACGCTACTGTAGGCAATATGATCTACGATGGCGAATACGCTGTAAACGTTAAGTACAAACAGTTCGAACTTGAACAAGCTATCAAGGACGGCATGTTTATGTTCCACAATGTCACTGACTCTGTTGGTGGTAATATCCAAGGTGACGTTCGCGTGTTGAAAGACATCAACACATTTACTGAATTCAGTAAAGTTAAAAACCGCGACTTCTCTCTTAACCAAGTCATTCGTGTATTGGATAACTGGGCGGTTGACGGCGCTAGATTGTTCAATAAAACACATCTTGATAAATCCCCTAATGACCAAGCTGGTCGTGAGTCCTTATGGGGCGACCTTGTATATCTTGCTGAGCAATACCAAAAAGTACGTGCTATTCAAAACTTCGATGATAAGGATATCCCAGTACCTACGCAAGGTGACAACAAGGAAGATGTATTGGTTAACGTACAATTACAGCCTACTGTGGCTATGGAAAAATTGTACATGACTGTTGTAGTAGCCTAGGAGGATAACGCATGGAAAATGAAATTTTAGATGCATTGAAAACGATGGATGCAGCTGACGTTGTTTCTTCTAAATTAGCGTCTTGCTATATCGTAGAGAACGGTAACCGATACTTACTGTTTCAAGCTAAGAAACTTAGCGCAAAAATTAAAAAGAATAAAGAAAAAGTGGCTATCTTGGGCCGTATCGGTGCAGGCAATAAGTCTACCTCCGTAGAATACAGCGGTAGCTTAACAATTTACCACAACACAGCTTTATTCGATAAGATGGTTGAAAAATACTTGAAAACGGGTGTGGATACATACTTTGACATGCAAGTAGTTAATAACGATCCAACTTCTAAAGCTGGTCGCCGTTCTGTGATTCTAAAAGGTATGAACCTTGATGAATTAACAGCAGCAGAGTTCGACGCTGAAGGCAAATACATCGAACAAGAACACAACTTCACTTATGAAGGTGTTAAGTATGTTCAACACTTTAATGAATTAGACGGGATGCAAGCCTAGTGCTTGCTCCCTTTTTTTAGGAGGTTTTTACAATGGCTGAAAATTTAAGCGCATTCCTTAAACAAAACGTTGATGTAGTCAATGAGACTGAATACGTAGCATCTAAACGAATCAAAGTGAATGGCGAGCCAGTAGCATGGAAGATTAAAACATTAGCTACTGAGGAAACAGAAAAGATGCGTAAGAAATACACTAAACGCATTACTGACCGCATCACTCGTCAATCTGAAGAACGATTCGACGCGACTGCATACAACGAAGATGTGCTATCTAAGGCAATCACTTATCCTAATCTTTATGATGCGGAACTTCAAGATAGCTGGGGTGTTACTGAACCAGTTGAGCTTGTAAAAGCAATGCTCACACCAGGAGAATACGCTGACCTTTTGGCAGCAGTAACAGAAGCCCAAGGCTATGATGTAGGCATGGAAGATAAGGTAAAAGAAGTAAAAAACTCCTAGAATCCAATGAAACAGAAACGATGTTCGCATATTTGGCATTTGTTAAATACCATATGCGACCTTCTGTTTTTGCGGATATGGACATGAATGAAAAGGCTGTAGTAATTGCCTTTATTCAGCAACATGCTAAAGATGAGCAAGATGAAATGAATAAGGCAAAAAGGGGGTAATGAATGGCTACACTTTCTAACTATATAAGCCTCTCTACTAATATTCCTAATGCTATGAACGCAGCCGCAAACGCAACAACTAAAGCCTATCAATCCCTGAACACGCTACATAATAAGATGAACGGCGTATCAAATGCTAGTGAAACTCTAAAAGCTAGCATGGGCGGTATCATGAACAGCTTCGCCGGTAACCTGTTGGCTAATACAGTAATGAATGGCATTGGCGCTATAAAAGGCGCCATCGAATCGATTCAAGATACTGCTACAGAATGGGCACAGGTGCAAGCTCGCCTTAAATTGGTAGCCGGTAGCCAGGAAAATGCTATTTACCTAAATAAGCAGATATTTGAATCTGCACAGCGTGCAAGAGGCGGGTATTTGGAAATGGCGGACGCCGTAATCCAGGTATCTCAATCCGCACACGATGCGTTCCCAGACCCAAGAAAAGCCGTAGAATTTATGGAAGGTATCCAAAAGGTATTCGCTATTGGCGGTGCATCGAAAGAAGCACAAAAGAACGCCATGCTTCAGTTAACGCAAGGTTTGGCATCCGGTCAATTACAAGGTGACGAATTCAGGTCTATTGCTGAAAACGCGCCTATGATTGAAAATATTATTGCTAAATCTATGGGCGTATCCCGTGGCGAACTTAAGAAGCTAGCATCGGAAGGTAAGATTACTGCTGAAGTAATTAAAAACGCTATTATGAATAACTTGCCTGAGATTGAAAAGCAGTTTGAATCACTCCCTAAAACCTGGGGTGATCATATGCAGTCGATTAAGAATAAAGCTATTCGGGCGTTTGAGCCTGTATTCCAGCGAATATCCGACCTTGCTAATAGTGAGGGCGTCCGTGAGTTAGTAGACAACGTAACGGGAGCTATCCAAACGGTAGCACCGGTATTCTATTGGCTCGTAGGTGTTATCGGTGAAACGATTAACACTGCCGTATGGGCGTTTAACACGTTATCCAACTTTGTTAGACAGCACTCGTCCATCATGTATACAGCGATGATAATACTGGGTGGTGTAATGGCGTTTTATGCAATCCAAGCCGGTATAGCAGCCGGAAGAACGATTCTCGCTGCAGGTGCTATGGCGATTAAGGCCGTAGCAGATTGGGCGGAAACTGCTGCTCTGTTAGCAATGATTGTAGCTCAGGAAGGATTGAACGCCGCATTATATGCGTGCCCGTTAACGTGGGTAATTGGTTTAATTGTTGCAGTTATAGTCGTAATCTACTTAGCTGTAGAAGCTATTAACTATTTCTGTGATGCGAATATTAGCGTACTAGGAATCGTAGTTGGTGCTTTTTGGGCGTTCGGTTCCGCTATTTTCAATGTGTTCGCATTGGGATGGAACATCATCGCAGCATTTGTTAATTTCTTGGCCAACGTATTTAAAGACCCGTTACATGCAGTCGCTAACTTGTTTATCGATATATGGAATGGTATTTGGCAATTCGTGAAAGCTAGAATTAACGATATTATCGATGCGATTAATAAAATTCCTGGTGTAAATATCGATAAAGTAGGTGGGTCTACTGGTGTATTAGAACGGTTCGAGATTGCCGGCGGTGAAACCACTGTCATGGGTAAGGTGGATTATTCTAGCGTTACAGGGGCTTTTGGAGAAGGCTATAACATTGGGGCTAACCTTAGCCTTGGGGATTTAATGCCTAACATGCCTGGCGTTAAAACTCCTCAAGAGTTTGACGCTAGCAAAATTACTCCAGGTGCTAATCATGATGCGGCCGATAAGACTAAGAAAAATACAGGTAAGACTGCCAAGAACACAGGCAAGATTGCCAAGTCTATCGACATGACAAACGAGGAAATTAAGGCGCTCCGTGAAAGCGCTATCGATAAATCCTTGAAGAAATGGCAAGATGCTAATGTAATTCACATCCAAATGAATAACGATGTGGAAATCAATAACGGCACTGACCTAGATGGCTTTACAAGTCAAATCTCGAAAGGCTTGAAAGATGCATTTGCAATTCAAAGGGAGGGAATCTAAATGTATTACTTCTATATGGGGACGATGCAGATACCGATTCCCCCTAAAGAATTAACCACTACTATCAACGGCAAGAACGAAACAATGGAACTATTGGGGAAAGGCGAAGTTAACGTTATTAAACCTGCAGGGCTTACTGACATTGCTTTTAAATTCTTGTTGCCTAACTCTGATTATCCATTTAATGAGTCCTTGCTCTTTAAGTCTAAGAAGGCTAAGTACTATATCGATGAACTCGAAAAGCTTAAGACTACAAAGACGATCTTCCAATTTATCGTAGTTAGAATGAAACCAGGCGGACAGATGCTAGCTATGACTAACATGAAATGTACGCTTGAAAACTACGTCATAGAAGAAGATGCCGATAATGGCTTTGACTCATATGCTAGTGTTACCTTGAAACAGTGGAAGCCTTGGGGTGCTAAACGAATCGAAGTGAAGACCGATAAGGATGGTACTGCAAAAGGTAGCGTTAAGTCGGACAGACCAACGGACGGCAAGGTAGCAGCATCTACTGCTAAAGTATCCAAAGGACAGACTTTACAGCAAATCGTTAAGAAGCAACTCGGTAATACAGATAACCTATTCCAAATTGCTGCTCTTAACAAAATCGCTGTTCCTGCTATCTTAGGGGTTGGCCAAATCGTCCAGCTTAAACGTGAGGGTAATAACGAATGGCTATAGATGAAAAGAAAACAGTCGAAAAATCTCAAATCAATGGCACTATCATTCCGTTACCCATGCCTACTCAACTTCACTATGAGCTAACCATCAGGAATAAAAGCACTGGTGATTTATGGCTCATAGAACCTGAAGACGGCGTACAAATTACGAGAGCAGTTGACTGTGTTCCGAGTAAGATGACATTCAAAGTACCTAAAGACCCTAACCTAAGTTTTGAAGAAGGTGATACAGTTAAGTTCACGTTAAACGGCGGATCGGTGTTCTTTGGGTACGTCTTTGAGAAACAGCGTGACGGCAAGAATTCTATTTCGGTTACTTGCTATGATCAGATACGCTATCTCAAGAATAAAGACTGCTATGTTATTGGGGCTATGACGGCGACAGAGTTCATCAAAATGGTAGCCGATGACTTTGGCTTGAAATGTGGTTATATGGACGATACCGTGTGGAAAACTCCGGAGAAACCTCAAACCATATTCAAAGATAAGTCACTGCAAGAAATGATATGCCAACTACTCGATAAAACGGCCATATACACGCCTAATCATGCGTTCTATCATTTGTACGATGATGCGGGCGAGTTACGGCTAGCATCGTTTGAGACTATGAAGACCGATATTTACATTGATGATGAGTGTATGGAAGATGTGCAATACACGACTTCCATAGACAAAGAGACATACAACTATGTAAAAATCGTCCGCACAGTCCCAAATGGTGCGTCAAGTAAGTTGGAGAACACTTTCATAGCTAAGGACGATAAGAACATCGAGAAATGGGGAAGATTACAGTATCTGCTCATTCCTAAAGAGAAGGACGTCAATGCAGTAGCGCAAGCCAAGGCAATCATGGCTCACAAAAACAAGAAAAGCCGTGAGATTAAATTAAAAAATGTCATTGGCGATGTGCGTGTGCGTGGTGGATCCTTGGTGTACATCAATCGAAACTTTGGCGATATGATTGTTAATAATTACATGATGGTAACTTCTGTTACCCATACGTTTAAAACAGGATTTCACGGAATGGATTTAGATTTACGATACGTTGATAATGACGCAGCTTATGAAGTTGCGAAAGACGAAGATGCTGAAGCGGTTAAGAAGATTGAAGCTGCTAAGAAGACCAAAAGCTCCACAGTCGCTACTGGCGCAGGTGGTACAGCAGGTCAAGTCGACACAGCATTCAGTTCTAATGACGGCCGAGTATCTCAATATGGTAGCCAAGGCTGTGCTGACACAGTATGTGCTACTGGGTCTTGGTACAATTCTGATTTGAAAGATGAGTACAACAAAGGCACGGCAAGGGTTGATACACTTCGTCAAAATCTCGAGGCTAAAGGTTATACAACGGAACAATTCAACGGCTACGCTAATAAAGGCGACTTGTTGATTTATGGTGATGATGAGCACGTTGTTATTGCCGATGGCGCAGGCGGATGCTTTGGTAACTCTTCTAAGCGTGGCTATGCTATGAAATATGGCAACGCAAATTATGCATGGCATAATGACGAAGCGCCAACTAAGATTATTCGAATGGGGGCTAAATAATGGATAGCGAGTACATGAAAATCGTTAACACGATTAAGGAAATAGCGAGCACCGTTATATCAAATGGCGAACCTATGGAAGTAATCGTCGGCGAAGTTGTCAGTGTATCACCGCTTGCTATTAAGATTGACCCTAAACTAACTGTACCTGAAGAGAATATTATTCTTACCAAAAACACCTGCGAATGGACTATGGAGATGAGCGTTGATCATGTTACAGGAAACCGAGCAGGTGGCGGCGGTATGGCTGAATTTGCTAGCCATAACCACGACTACGTAGGCCGTAAGAAGTATCTCGTTCATAACCAATTAGTGATGGGTGATAAGGTCATTATGCTGAAGGAAACCGGCGGACAGCGTTACATAGCGTTAGACCGATGGTATAACCCGAATAGGGGGTGCACGACTAAGTAATGGCAGATAATTTACTATTACCAAAACAAAATAACGATGCGCTTATTCCTGACACAGTGAATTACATTGAGCCGTCGCATACGTATGATGTTGATTTTAGAACGGATAGCCAAATTAGGGGCTATGCGGATAAGTTGCGAGCTATGGAGCAAGCAATTTATAAAATCATCAATACGGAGCGATACCAATATATTATTTACAGTTGGAATTACGGCATCGAACTACAAGACTTATTCGGACAGCCAATTCCGTATGTGTACGCTGAGTTACAGCGACGCATAGAAGAGGCTTTACTGAATGACGATAGAATAACTAAAGTGTACAACTTTGATTTTAGCCACGAAAGTGGTGACGTCATGGTTGAGTTTGATGTAGATACCATCTATGGTACGCTGCAAAAAATCAAGAAAGGGGTGAAAGGTATTGTATGAGCATATGACGGCCAATCGAATTGAAAAACGAATGCTCGATAGAGTTAAGGATGAATTCGATCGGCGCGAAGGTAGTGTTATATACGATGCTACAGCTCCGGCAAGCGTTGAGTTTGCAGAACTATATATCTTAGCCGATGTGATTCTGAAACAAGCGTTTGCAACTACCGCAGACCGGGAATTCCTAATACTTCGTGCTGCGGAGTTTAATATTTACCCGGAACCGGCCACGCAAGGCGAATTTGAAGCTCAGTTCAATATGGAAGTACCGATTGGCTCCAGGTTTAATTACAACGAATACAACTTTGTTGTAACAGAGGTAATCGACGATACAGAACATAAGTACAAGCTCAAATGTGAACAATACGGACGCACTCCTAATGCGACTACTGGGGATATCACACCAATCCAGGGCATTAATGGTCTTACCTCCGCTAAGATATTGAAGAATATCACACCAGGTGAAGGTGAAGAAGACACAGAAGTGTTTAGAAAACGATACTTTGATGCTTTAAAATCAAAAGCTTATGGTGGCAATGGCGCTGATTACAAAGAAAAGGTATTAGCCATCCCTGGTGTTGGCGGTGTTAAAGTATACCGCTGTTGGAATGGTGGCGGTACGGTTAAGCTAGTTGTTTTAAATAGTGACTACAAGCCGGCAGCAGATGAACTGATTAAGGAAGTAGAGAACGTTATAGACCCTGCGCCGAAAGGCAAAGGCTATGGGCTCGCTCCTATCGGCCACACCGTAACAATCGAAAAGGCTGACCCGGTAACGATCAACTACCGAATTGAGGTCACTATGATGAGCGGGCACAATATTAACGAAATTCAAACACTTGCAGAAAACGCTATCAAGCAACGATTACTTATCCGTGCTAAAGAATGGTGTAATCAAGACGAGAAGGAACATGTTATTCTTCGGACTAGCTTGGTAACGGCTTTAATGGTTGAGCTACCTAATGTTCTTGATGTTGGCAGGATTACTATAAACGGAGCCGTTGTATCTAAACTCGAATTAAAGGATAATCAAATCCCTGTATTAGGGACGATTACTTTGGTGGCAGTATGATTACAGACTTCGGTATTTTTAAACGTGACATTGATATCTCACAATTCGCCGTTCCCTTAACTCGAGATTCTCGGGATATCCAAGAAGTGTATAGAGTGGAATCAGCAGAACTGCAACTGCTATGGGATATCATGCTAGATATCTTTAAAGAAGAATACATCTATACCGCAGCAGATTACGGGCTTAGAGCATGGGAACAAATATTAGGCATCAATCCTCCGGATTTGACAGACACAGAAGGGCGCAGAAGTGAAATACTATCGGTATTAATCGGCCAGCGTCCTTTTACTATGCCTAAAGTACAAGAAATGCTTAACTTTAAGTTTGGTAATCATGTAGTAACGCACTCTGTTAACTCCGATAGGTATGAGTACTGGTTAGATGTAGTAGATGGCTTTGAGACACAGCTCAACAATATCATTGATTACGTTGAGCCGTTAATACCTAAGAACTTAATCATCAAAACTAAAAGTACTACAAACCTTAACGGCGAAATATACATCGGCGCTATCTCCGATGTATATGAATCCTTCCATGTCGGGGCTGCATTAGATAAGTTTGATTTCAAAGTAGGCTCTGACATCAATATAGGCATGAGCTTCGACGTATTAGAAACAATTAAAGTATAAGGAGAACACATGGCTTCTATTTATCCAAATACACGATTAACCAATTATGGCCGTGAGTTAATCGCTAGATCGCAAGCAACCGGTAAGAAGTTGCAATACATTAAATTAGTTACAGGTGACGGCCAGATCGATAATCAAAATATCGATACTATGACCTCTGTAATAGCTCCAAAATTGGAGTGCCCGTTTACCTCTAACGGTGAATTCATAGGGGATAGCCAATTCAGAATTGAGTTTGCGGTAGGCAATAGCACAGTAAATAGCGGGTTCTTCGCTAGGGAATTGGGTGTATACGCTAATCTCGAGGGTGAGTCCGATTCCGCTGCCAAACTAATTGCATATAGTAATGGCGGCAACTATGCATCCTATATTCCGTCTAAGGAGACTCCAATCAATTCCAAGGTGTTCTCCTTAGATGTTGTGATTGGCAATTCCACGAACGTAACTGTTAAGAAGATTGACGCGGCATATCTGACTAGAGGTGCATTAGAGGCCCATAGCCGAGACACAAGTGCGCACGCTCCTATCACAGACCAAATTAAAGCAATCCTTGGTAGTGCTACCTGGAAAGACTCCCCGGCTAGTACACTTGTTACAATTAAAAACCTGTTAGGGCAAGGTGCTATTGTAGCATCTAAACTTGATGCTAATGCAGGATATGTTAAATTTGCAAACGGATTTACTATCCAATGGGGAATAGGCGGACAAGACAACGTTACAAAAACAGAAGTAATCTTCCCAATAAGGTTTACGACTTTATTCATAGCTAGTGCTATTGATGCATACTGGTCTGGTTCTGATACACCTAGATACTTTGCAAATTCTGCTGGTGAAAGCAACAATACAAAAGCAGTATTTGTAGCAAGTGATAGATATGCAGCATCGTATTACTGGTTTGCACTAGGCAAGGCATAAGGGAAGGGGAAAACACATGAACCAATATGTATTTGTATTAAACGAAATGGGCGAACGAATTACATCCTTTGTTGATAACATGATTAGCAAAGATGAATTACTAGATCATGCTAAAAAAGAGTGGCCAGATGCAGCGGATTATGTTTACTCTGCAGACGGCGATAGCATGCTAGATGAATTTATGGCTGGCAAGCTTTATGTAAATGGTGAATTTGTAACACCACAACCAAAAGAACCAACTAAGGCTGAACAAATTGCCGAAATCAGAAATTACTACAACGGACGTTTTGAAACGCTAGAACAAATGGTATTAAGACGTCGATTGATTAACGGTGATATTACCGACTTGCAAGAACAATTTAAGAAGTTAAATCAAGAAATGGTATTAAAGATTAAGGCGGTGAAATAATCATGGAAGCGTTTGAAATTAAAAGTGATGTTCCTGTTATGAAGTTCTGTGAGTTTTGCTATGCTACATTGAACGAAGATGGGACATGCCCTACAGAGGGCTGTATTCACAACGACCTTATGGAATTGGACGAGGTGAACGAAGATGAAACTACCAGTCCTACACAACTTTAAAGCCATTCAAGGTGAAGTTATTTCACTTAATATTGGTTATAACAATACTGTTTCAAGCGATAATCTGTTCGCCTGTGTTCGTAAATTAGCACATGATGAAGAGTATAAAGCAAAGTTTAATATCGATGTATCTGAGGACGATTTAGAAGCCAATGAGCTTTGTAAAATCGCCCTTTCTTTAGATACGAATGGTTTAGAAGTTGGCAAATATCAATGGGACTTATTCCTATGGAGTGGCGACCACCCTATTAAATGTCTTGTAAAAGGACAGATTAATATAATTGAAGGTATTAGTAATAGGGGGAAATAATGGACGAACTACACATTCACGAAGATAAAGAAACAATCAATGTAAAGGACAATACCCAAATTATTAAATTACAAGGGCCAAAAGGCGACCCAGGAGAGCAAGGGCCTCCTGGCCCTCCAGGGCCTCCAGGCGAACCTGGTCGAAATGGTATTGACGGATTAAACGGTGAGCGAGGGCTGCAAGGTCCTCCTGGACCACCTGGTGCTCCTGGTAAAGATGGAAAGTCATTTACTTATGATATGTTCACACAAGAACAATTAGAGAATTTAAAAGGCCCTAGAGGTGAACAAGGGCCACCAGGACCACCTGGCACTGGTGCTAATGTAGACTTATCAGCATATGCAACTAAACAAGATGCCGAAAATCTTTACCTAAAAAAAGTTGATATAAGAAACTACCTTACTATGCTAGGAGACCCTAAATATGCACTCAAAACAGAGCTAAACGATTATTTATCTAACACAGATGCGATTAATAACTACGCTCAAAAGGGTTGGGCTACTCAAACATTCGCCTATAAGAACGATTTAGGTACTTTTATTAAGAAAAACGAGATTGCTCAATATGCATTAACTCCTGGTGATGCTAGCACTCGTTACGTTAACAAAATAGAAGGACAATCTTTCGCTCAAAAATCTGAATTAAGTGAGTATGTTAAGAAAGCAGAAATTAATCAGTATGCATCAAGTACACAAGGGCCACCTGGGCCTAAAGGCGAGCCGTTTAAATATTCCGACTTCACGCAAGACCAACTTAATGCACTTAAAGGGCCAAAGGGTGATAAAGGCGAACCCTTTAGATATTCTGACTTTACGGCAGAACAATTACAAGCATTAAGAGGTCCGAAAGGCGACCCTGGA